GCGCGCAGCATTATCTCCGCGCCTTGATTTGACATCTTCATAGTACTTCAGCCGTTTTTCTCTCTCCCATGCCGCGACTGCTTGAGCCTCGCACCTGGCGCGGTGTGCCTCGCTCCATGTGCAGTCTTGTTTATTGCAAGGCGATCTACCGCACATCACTTAAACACCAATCCCAAACCAACCTGCACTGCTTGCCGGCCCCAAAAAGTGACAGACTGCTGGTTCTCGATGCGCTGCCGCAGCACAGAAGCCCTCACGTCCTTGCTGGGCGGTGTGTAAGTGCCGCGCCACCTGGAGTCAATCCCGATGTTCTGCGCAATGTTAGTGCTGTCCGCACTCGCGAACGGCAGCCTAGTGAACACGTCAGGGTTGAGCATGCGCAGCCCGTGAAGCTTGGCAAGCGGGCTTCCTTGTTTGTCGCAAACCGCGCTCATCGCCTCCGCCATTCTTCCCCACCACCGATCGCCACCGATTGTGGCGTACTCTCCGCTGCTTCCGATACAGACGCGCGGCCACTCCATCGCCAAACGCCTAAGCCTGTCAGTGGATTCGTGCAGGTGCCAGACTGGCGCGCCAATTCCGATGCTTTTCCCTCGCCAAGGCCATTCCGCAACAAGCCTGTCATTCTGATCTTCGTCTCCGTCGATAACATCTGGGATCACCGCAAAGTCAAAAGACGGATAGCGCTGCAACTCCGCAACCCATGCGTAATATCGACGCCAGTCCGTCACTGGTTCGCCGCTCTTCCAAGCACTGAAAGCTCCGTTGTCCACAGCGAAGCTTTGGCAGACATCGATCGCCATCCCCAACTGATCTGGCCGAGCAAACGACACGAACGCATGCCCACATCCGACAGCCGCGAGCGCAGCAGTGTTTGGTGTGATAGGAAGCCCGTGGTAGTGAATCATTACTTCTTCATCTCAAGGTGATTTTCCGCACATTTACCAAACCTACACAATCGACGTATGAGCAACGATCACCGCTACGGCTATGCCTACCTAGCCACCTCCTGCCGATCGCCGCGCCTTGGTGCCATAGCGCGCGCCCTGCAGGCATTCTTGCTCTGCTGCCGACGGCGAATTGCTCAAAACGTCCTGCAAAGCTAGTTTTTCGGCCTCAGCGCGCGTCAGTCCGCCGTCGAACTCCATGATCGCCGAGCGCTCCTCGTAGTGCTCGCGCAGGTCGGCGTTTAGGTCGGACAAACAGAAACCCATCGCAACCCATCCCATTTCATCAGCAGCTTTCCGTTTTCATCGCAGACCCCATCGGCGATGTGTTTCTGAAGAATCTCCAGCAAATCCGTGTTGCCTGCCGATCCTCTGCGCACGAAGTCGAGAGCCGTTTGCGACCGCGGCCTTTTGGCCCAAAGAAGCGGGTCGAGGTCCACGCAAATCGAATCAAGCGCCATCTACGGAATCTCTCTTTCGTTTAGCGTAATCGTCTGCTTCGCCCTTCAGCCTCCGCAGCATGTCCTTGATGGTTTCCTTGCCAACCTCAGCCGAATGCGTGTTCCCGGGAGCAGGAAGCGCCGGACGCCTCTCCGGTATCTCCGGCCACCGGCCCATCGCGAGTTGGTCGCCAAAAGCCCTGTTCCACTCCGGTTGCAGTTCGCGCAGCGTCTTGCGCGAAAGGTCATAGCCCCCGATCTTCACGGCAGCCCAATAAATCGCCGGGTGGCTCCATCGGTCTGTTCCGGACTCCCTTCTTCCCATCTGCTCAACCGCCTCCATCAGCGCCACCTGATAATCGCTAGACGGCCGGCAATCCTTGAAGAACTCGGCGAACGACGGCGGCCATTCCCTTCTCCTGCACGCCTTGAGCCCTGCTCGGACCTCGTCCGCTGTGACGCACTCGTCGGAGAAACCCTCTGACCATGATATTCGCCAGTTTGCAATGGCCACGTCGTTTGCAAAGGCCGCCCGCCACTTGTGCGGATACAGGCCATCGAGCCGATTGAAGAGATGGTCGATCAAAGCCAGGCCATCGAGCGCTTGGCGCGGCTCAAGCCAGTCGTTCAGCGGTGATGTCGATGATGTTTGCAGTTTCACTCTGCCGGATCCGGTTGCGGTTGACGTGGGCGACGGGGTCGAACTTTGCAGCTTTTGCCGGGCCATCCCTCGGCTTCTGCTCGACCCAATCCGCCTTGAACCCAGCCCACCCCCGAGCACAACAGGTTGTCAGCGCCACCCCGACCGGAATGCCGGCCTTTGCGGCCTCTGCAACGACAGCCCGAAGTGCTGTGCGCGTCGATGCCGCCTTCTTCGCTTTGCGTAGTTCGAGGTAATCGGCCGCGGTTTGCTGGTCTGCCCCTTGCTCGACGAGAAATCTCGTCGCGTCGAAACGATCAGCGGCGACAGCCGCTGCCGCCGAATCGGGTCGCGCCTGTACATCCGGGATAGCCAAAGGTGTTGGTGTTGTAGACGGTAACGGTAATGGAGACGGAGACGGAGACGGTGCACAGCGCGCAGCAGGATCTAGCATGCTAGTTTCTGCTACGCGCATGCTAGTAGCAGGCTGCTGCACTGCTGCGGACTTGCCAGAAAGCTTGGCGGCATACTCAGGCATCATGCGTGACGCCTCTTCTCGGCCGTGATGCTTGATCATGGCCAGCCACTTGGCTTTGTCCGATCGCGCATCCGATCCGGCCGCCCACGGGTTGTGATCCTGCCAGTCGTGCATCCGGTATGCGCCATCGACGCCTTCCAAAAACCCGACAGCTAGCAGCGCTTCGACAAATACCCCATCGGCTCCTGGCCAGTCGACGCAAAGCTCCACGTCTTCCGCTGTAAGCCCAGACAGGTTGCCATCAGGCCGGTTGCCTGCAACCCATGCGAACAGACAAACGAGGCGCCACGCGCCTTCAGTCCCTGTTCGCCGGATGAGCTTCTTCGTCTTTGGGTGCGTCGGCAGTCCGACGTTGATTCGAACATCGGCGGTCATATCCTACCCTCCACAATCGCAACCGCCTCTTCGACCGAACACGCGACGCCTGCGATGCCGCCGGCAGCAGCCACCTGGTCGAGATACGCGCGCTGTTCGTCGGTGACGGTATTCCGTGTCGACGGGCGCTTTACCTCAATCGCAATTACCCTGCCATCTGTCATGAAACCGTCCAGATCGACGCGGCCACGAAGACACGACCGCATGAATCTGGAAGGCTTCCCGTCTCGTCCGATCAACCGGCCGGCCATGACGTTGATGCGCTCGATACGAGCGACTCGAGGATGCATAGAGAGGGCTGTCAGAATCGCCCGCTGAATGTCGATCTCGCGAACGACGGGACGCTTCGCCGTACCGGGCCTGCGGCGCTTTGGCTGCGCCGGAAGCTCATCTGCGGCAACCAGAGGCGGCTGTACTGCGCTCGTTGCCATGTAATCTGTCCAGCCCTTGCGGCTTCCGCTCATACTCCTGCTCCCGGTGATTTCTCGTCCAGGTACGTTACGCCTTCAGGATGAACCAGAAGAACATCCTTGGCAGAAAAGCCGTCAAGCCGCACGCGAAGCCGAAGGTTCGTGTCGGCGCCGATTATTGTCCCTGTGCGCTCTCTGCCGCCATATTTCACGGCCACTCTGCCATTGAAAAACGCTGGCACATCGTACAGATGCCTGATCCGCTCTAGTTTGGTCATCTCGCCGCCGCATAATCAGTCCAGCGTTTTCTGGCCGGCATTTGTTAATCCTCAATTGGCCTAAGGCTGTAATTGTCGATATAGGCGTACAGCCCTTTTTCTTTGTCGATTGTGATAACAAGCTCGACACCCATGTCGCTGCAGATCACCTCTGCCAATCGGTGATCTGTCACTTCTTCGTCGGCCTCGATGGAAAGTTCAAGCACGAACCGCATGGCTTTAGTGGTCATTTGCCTGCCCCTGCGCAGCCAGGGCAAATCCACCCTTGCCCGCTTGCATGTTTCTTGCGCCCGCCAGTCTTCCGCATCTCTGCTCCGCATCTCCGGCACTTGTAACCGTATGTCATTAGGCCTAGCGCTCTTCCTTGGTCGGCATCGGTGCGCGCTCGGAATTCTAGAAGCGCTCTAGGATGGGCGTTGAACAGACTCACGAGAACTCACAATCTATGCAATCCCACGTGCCTTCGCCGTGCTTAACGCACCCATTCCCGATGGCGTGCCTGAGCAGGCCGTTCGGCCCGCGTTGGCTGTGGTTCCTCTGATGGAAGTTTTGCTCGGTAACATAACCGTCCAGTTGCGCCCATCGGCCGTTTTGATCGAAAGTTCGCGTCCAGCTTCTTCCGGTAATGATGTACTCCATCATGTCGGCACTGACATGGCCTCCGTACTCGTCTTCAATCCATGCCCCAGGCTGAGACCACAACACTCGCCAGTCTTCCAGGTCGTTGATCCCTTCTTCAGGAATCACGTGCAGGGCGAAACACCATCCCGCGCTGCTTTTGCCGATGTGCATGGGAGGGGATGGTCGCCCGCAGCACTCGCACGGTGGTCTTGTGTGCAAGTAATAGTTCGTCCCCATCAGCAGTCAACCTTTGTCTCGCGAGCAACAGATATCGCGTCACGGCGCGCCATCTCAGCAAACTCTGCGACAGGGAGGCGGCACCAATCAAAAAACTTGCTGCCGTGATAGACGACGTAACGAACCTCCCCGTCTTCGATTGACTGGACCTCAGCGCGCGCCCCGAATCCGCTTCCAAGCACATCTCCGGATTGAGGAATGTAGTCCGCCAGCAGCGGTTTGATTATCTGGCTGTCTGTCATGCGCATTGTTTGGCTTTCAGTTCGCGCGCGATGCCGCTAGCAGATTGTTCCTGTGTTTCTTCACGCGCAGCCATCATCGCGTCGGCGATGATGTAGGCTTCCTTGGCGACGAAGTATGCTTCATCCGCCTGATACGCTAGCAGCCCTTGCATAGCCTGTCCGGCGAAATAATCCCTCAGTCCGACATTCATTGTTCTTCCTCCACAGATCTAGATGTTGTCTGTCCAAGAGCGCAAGAGATGGCATCCTGCATCTGATCATAAATGGCCTTGCTCTCGGCCGGAGATTCCGGGACGCCAGATTCCAACCAGCGATCGATGTTGGAAACGGCGCGACGCAAAGCGGCAAGCATGGCTGGAGCTGCAGCCATCATGTGGGCGTCGCCGGCAGCGCATTCGTCGACATACCCCAGACAAACGATGCGCACTTGATCAGTCTCGATTGAGTATCCGCCAGAGTCTCTGGTGACGAACCACTGCCCTGGAGTTGTTGGCATTGGCACTTCATTTGATCCAGATGCATTCTCAGAAATCACAACCACCCTCCATCACGAAGTGCTTTTTCAAGAGCCACATCCTCATCCGACACCCCAGACCACTCCGGATTAAGCACGCAGAGCCGAGCAGCCCGAATCACAGGCCCGGCCCTGCGCAGATAGCTAGCCGCAGCGTTCATCATCCCCGCTGCCTGCGACACGTTGTCTGCCTGTGCGTCTAACTGAGCGGAGAAAGATGCTGGAGTGATGTTCATTGATTCCGCCTGCCTGCCAGAATTTTCAGCAAATAGGCGCACCAATCGCACTCCATCTGCTGCGTGGCGGTGAGGAGTGAATACTGGCGGCGGAAGCGGCGAACCCGGCGTTTCATACCCATACCCTCGCCTCAGGCGCGCCGTGCACGCGTGAGTTCTCCCGGGCGCATTCTGGGCAAATCCGATTCCTCGTCCTTGACCAAGAGCTGAATTTCTCCCTGCAGCGTAGGCACGGGATGAAGCCAGGCACATCGGTTGAATGACGCGTTGATCTGTCTTTTCCAGCAGCCTTTGGAACGACCGCTTCTCCCAGCGCGCCTCGCAACCGGATCAGACGCTCCGAGACGTACTTCCGAGTGCAGTCAAGTTCCTCAGCTATGTCACGCATCAGCATTCCGCGCTTGCGCAGTTCCAGCATCTTCCTGTCGCGCTCGCACATCTCTGCTTCAGAGGTTGGAAGCTCGCCCATTGATCGAGCCTTCGACGCTATGATGCGCGCAGCTTCCGCATCATCCACCGTGTCCGGCAGCAGCTTGATACGCCGCCAGCGTGTGGCAATCATCCGGTCTGAGTAGCCAAGCTCAAGGCCTATCTGGACGTGCGACATTTGCCTTGCCCGCATGTCCACGATTCGCTGATCCAAGTCGTTCAGCCTATCCTTCGAGACCGATATCGGGATCGACTTGCGCTTGTCGCCAAGAGGAGCTGTCATCGCCTACCTACCGGTCCCGATGTAGATCGGATCGTCGAGCATGTGGCGCAGCTCAGAGAGATAGCCGCCAAGCGCCGCGTTCACGATGCGCACAGGCAGGCACACCCACGCCTTGACACGATTGCGCCGAACGCAAACCACGAACTCCGGTGTTTGACTCAAGTAGCGAGCGCTCATGGCTCGTATCCTTCCGGCGCACTGTGCTCCGCACCGCAGACCGTGCAGCGGACGCGCTGCACTTTGCCTGATTTGCTGTCCTTCGACTTGTTCATCGGCGTGCAAGCGCGCATACCCTTGCCGTACCGGTTGTCCTGAAAAGCGTTCTTGCAGTTGCACTTGACTTCTTGGCTCATGCCGTCACCTCGCCGAGCAGTTCATCCTGATCGCCGCCGGTGTAACAGACGGCGCCGCGCAGAATGGTCAAAACCACCTCAACATGCGCCAGAGCCTCGCGCAGCTGAACGTTCTCGGCATCGCTGCGGATGATCGTAGAACGCAGGATCTCGTTCTCGTCACGCAGCAGCGCAATCTCATCGTCGCGCACGTCACTTGTCGGCAGTGCGGCGACATCAGCCGTTGCAACGCCCCAGTACCCGTCGATCAGTTCTCCGAGCTTCTCATAGTCAACCGCCATCTGTAGTTCCTCCACGATCGTTTCAATCATCCCGGCAGCCGTGTCGGCAGCCGTCCCTTGCCGGTGAAGCTTGGCCTTGTGCAGTGCGTTGCCAAACGCATGCAGCTCTACCTCCAGGTCTTCACCGCGCCTCACCAGGGCCACCAAATCCGGCCCTTCTGCCACATTCAGAGCAGCAGCAGACTCAGCTGCTGTCCTGATCTTGTTCTTCTTCATCTTGCTACGCTCCTCGCAATATCCAGCAGAACGTCTCGGAACGGAAGCGGTGTAGCGTTCTTGATCGATGTCTTATTCTTTCCGCCGACCATCGCGACAACTCCGATCCGCCTCGCCTTCTCGTACCCGTAGCGTTCCACCATCCAATCTGGCAAGCGTTGTTCACCCTTGGTCCAGTTCAGCTCCGGGAGGTCGCAGTTTGAAACTGCGAGCCATGTAGGTTTCCGGCTTTCGTGCCCGTAGTGGCCTTGCTCAACGTAGCAGACCCACACGCCGTTGAAAATGTCGCGCTGCCATCCTGCCCCCATTTTTGGCCGAAGCAACCCGAATACCTCGAAAGCGCGGCTGTGCGCCGGGTGCTCCAAGACCCCGCCAAAGCGTTGGACTGCGCCAAGAGCTGCGGCGAAACACCCCCCATCGTCCCCGAGTTTAAATTGGTGTGGTTTCCTCGGGCTCCCGTGCCAGAACCTACCCCACCGCTGACAAGGAGGATGCGCGACGACCGGGAGCGGACCAGCGTACAACCTAGCGTCCCTTGGCTCGTCCCACGGATCAACGTCTGGAAGACCGAAGTACGCACCTCCAGTCTCGACGTAAAGCGCGGCAACTCGCATCAACAGCTCCTCAAAAAAATGCCGGCCAGCCCGGCATGATCACAGGCTGGCCGACGAAAGCCCGGCGAGGGAGGGCGCCGGGGGAGGAGAGCTTGTGACTTGCTGTCACGGCTTGAACCACGCGTACAACAGGCTTAAAAGCCAATCCGCGATCACCACGCCTACGACGAATGACGCGGCCACGACAACTACTGCCGACACCACCAAAAAGACAAGCAGCAGCATGACCAGCGCGTCCAGAGTGCTCATGCCGCCTCCTCGACGGCAGGCGCTGCCGGCACAGGCGGGAGGCAAAGCGCCATGAAGCGGGCCTTACTGTAGTCTGACAGCAAGGCTCCTCTCGTAATCACCTCAATTTGGAATTGGCGCAGCTCGGGTACTTCTTCTCCCCATTCATAGCTGGCCGTGCGAGTGATGCCGAGCGCGACAGCAAGCTGCTTGCGTCCGCCAAAAAAGTTGATCGCGTCTTGTGTCTTCATTCGGCAATTGTCAGATGTCTCACCTGCAAAGTCAAGCCTAGTTTGCAAAGATTGTTGTTGACAATCAGGGTTAGCTGCCTGACAATTGCTGCAACGGTTCAGCGGGGCAGCATCCCAAAGGACAAGGGCAGCCAGGTGAGGACACTCCGCCTGGTCATCAAGGGAGGCGGTACTAAGGAGCCACCCTCCCGTTAGAGCCGTTGCTGTTGAGCGTCTTGTGGCACTCGTTGGATGTGCAAAGCCTGCCGCACCGGTCGGCGCCGATCGGTAGCGAGTTCGGACCGAAGGCACCGACCACCAGCGACACCCCGCAGGACGCTCACCAGCAGCAAGTGCCGTGTCAGGGTGACGCCCTGGCACAGCATCACCGGACGCAGGCCCGGACGAACCTGCATCGATGAAAGGAAAAACGCACGCGACGGGAAAGAAAAGGGGCCGGCGCTTGCTGCAACAGTTGCGGAGCCAGGCCGCGTCACCTGGAAGAACAGAGCGCCCACACGGGACACAGAAGGAGGTGGACATCATGGGCAATTGAGGCTTGCCACGGGCCTGAGCGCGGCCCCGCTGAAATGCGGCCAACTATTGAGTCGAACCCGTAGACGGGACTTAGAGCGAGGGACCAGCGCCGAAGATCGGCTGGCGTAACGGACGCAAACGAAAGAACCGCGACGGCCCGGAGAGACGGGCAACGAATTCAGCAGGCCAGCAGACTGCTCCGGGAAGAGCTGATCGAAACACGACGACCCGGCCGAATTGGTGAGCGCGTAATGAACGTCATGAGGACGCCTGGAGAGTCAGCACCACAGAACGGCGTGACAGCCCGGAGAGACGGGCACCCAGGCCAGAAAAACGCCCGAGTGGCGCAATCAGCCGAGGCAAGACGGCCGCCAGAGGCGGCATGAGCCGACAGCGATACCACTGGCACCACAAGACCGGCGACAGCCGGGAATTGAAAACGGAGGAAGCCATGTTGCTCGAAGCCCTGCTTATCATCGCGCTCTGCATCGGCGTCCCGATGCTTGTCGCGCGCTGCATCTCATACGGAGGAAGTGATGAGTCCTGACCGCGTGCGCGAGCTGATCGCGCAACAGCGTGCAATCGAGGCGCGCCGGCTGCCGCATCTTGAAGGAAACCCACGGCTTGGCGATGTCGTGGCGTTTGTCCTGAGCGTCACCGTTCTGGTGTACGCGCTCATCGACACGGTGATCGGGGTGTTCCTGTGAGCGCGCAGCCATTCACAGCCACCAAGTTCAACCGCGAGTACGAAGGCACGCGGCCGATATGCGACGAGGACTGCGCCGAGTTCCTGAGCGGAGCGCGCTTCGACATCCCGTACCCGCCGGCTGCGAAGCACGCCGACGAAGCGACCATGCGCCAGATGCGCGACGCACTGCAGAAGGCGTGGATAATCCTCGACGGCCTGCGCTCGTACCGCGACGACTCCGAGCTGCTGGCGATCCTGCGCAGCGGGCAGATGGAGGATGCTAGGGAGGCTGTCCGGCAGGCCGGGATGATCAGCATCGGGAGCAAGATATGATCAGACACGAGCTTATTGATCCATATGGCAGGTATGGTGGCATGAAGAAAGGTGTCAAACCTGTCGTCGTTACAGAGAGAGACGAGCCTCTGCAGTTGTTCCCTCATTACTCTGACCCTGCGTTCCAGCATCAGCAGACAGTCTTCGGGTTTGCGTCATCTGGACTGTCATACGACTACAGCGACAGGCTGGAGCAATGGTGGGGTCGCGACAAGATGCGGGAGGCTCGCGATAACGCGAACAGGCTCGGCATGGTTCGACACTCTGCAGACTGGCTAACGTCAGTAGTGTCGTATCTCTACGGTGAGTCAAGGATCGTTTTGCATGTTGTCTCCGGGGTAAATTCTGCCAACGGGTATCCGTATTTTGTTGTCGGTCACATGAGACCTGCGATATGAGCGTCGATTTGAGAACTTGCAAGCCTGGAGACAGGCTTATCACAAAGCACGGCACGATCTTGACGTATGTCGGGCCGACAGAGTGTCCGCACCTAATCAAGTACCCAAACGGTGCGTTTGAAACAAGAACTGACAACGGACAGGTGTTCGTGCATGGTCGCCTTCCAGAAGACGAGGACATCGTGGAGATTCTGAAATGAGTGGCCACATGCCGGGCTTCGGCGACCCTGCGACGTGGCCACCGATCGGCAACCACGGCGATCCGCGCAACGACAACGAGCCGAAAAGCGAAGTCGAAGAGGCCATTGAGTTCATCGACCAAGCAAAGCTCTACGTCGATAAGGCCGAGGCTGCCGTGTGCCGTCGCGACTGGCCTGCTTACGACCTGGCGAGGACCAACCTGTACGAACTGGCCGGAGGAATGTGGGAATGAGCGACGACATCGACCGCACGCAGTTCATTGGCGGAAGCGACACGGCGGCGATTCTTGGTGTGTCTCCGTGGAAAAGCGCCTACCAACTGTATCAGGAGAAGATCGGCGCATACGTCGAGGATGTGACGCCGCAGAAGCAGCGCATCTTCGCACGCGGCAAGCGGTGGGAGCCTGTCGTTGTCGAGATGATTGTCGACGAACTGCGTCACCAAGATCACGACGTTGAGGTTATTAGACGAAACAGGCGGTATCAGGACAAAGAATTCCCGTTCCTTGCCGCCGAAATTGACCTTGAGTTGGGGGTCGACGGCGAACAGTGCAACGTCGAAATAAAGACCGTGCACCCGTTCGCCGCGAAGGCATGGGGCGAACCTGGAAGCGACGAAATCCCGATCTACTACGCTGCACAGGCCATGCATGGACTGATGGTCAG